GACGGGGATCAGCGCGGTCTACGAAGACCTCAGCGTGCTGGAACCGAATGCCATTATCGAGCTGTTCCAGCTGCACCTTGACGCCACGCTGCATGGCAGTTCAGATATTTACTACTTCCACAATGGCGTGAATGCTGCCGTGACCGGCAACGTGGTCTGGAATGGCCAGTCTTATGTGCGTTTGGCATTGGAGGCCACTGGCTTTGATTACAGCAGCAGCGGCAGCCTGCCGCGCCCCAAGCTGGCCGTCAGCAACATTGGCAGCAGCATTACGGCATTGCTGCTTCAGGTCAACCTGATCACCACAGGCAATGACCTTGGTGGCGCCAAGGTGGTTCGTATCCGCACGCTTAAAAAGTATCTTGATGGTGCAGCTGGTGCCGATCCCCACGCCAAATTTCCAGACGAGATCTGGTATGTGGACCGCAAATCAAACGAAAACCGCGCCGTGGTTGAGTTTGAGCTGGCCAGTAAATTTGACCTTGTGGGCGTGATGCTTCCCCGGCGTCAGGTCATTGCGAATGTTTGCCAGTGGGTTTATCGCGGTGGTGAGTGCGGATATAACGGGACTGATTACTACGACATCAACGATAGTAAAGTTGCATCTAGCGGCAGCGATGTATGCGGCAAAAGGCTAAGTAGTTGCAATGTACGATTTACTCCATTTACGCTTGCCGGTTCTGTGACCAATGGAAGCACGACAATGACCATTGCACCCTATTTTAATTTCAACGCAGGGCAAGCCGTCTCCGGCCTTGGCATTCCAAGTAGCACAACAATTAGCGCCATTGTTGATGCCACCACGCTGACATTAAGTCAAGCGGCAACAATGACAACATCAAGCACAAAAACAGGAACAGCGGCAGCAGCGGCAGCCTCGGTGGTTGTTTCAAGCAATACTGGAATCAGCGTAGGCCAAACCGTAACTGGAACCTACATGCCAAGCAGCACAACAGTTACTGGCATTTCTGGAACAACGATTACCCTTAGCAATAGACCGTATTCAATTACCAGAAACGGCACCTATGTGCCAACTTTTGAAACTTATTATTATGACGAATACGAAACTACCGTATTAACTGGGCAGCGCATTGATATTGACACCACAGGCTTGTCGGCTGGTATGCGTGCATTTGGAAGCAATGGAATTGACACAACAATTTCTTCCGTTGATTCTGGAGTTATTTATTTGAATAGCTATGGAAATCTAGAAAATGATGCCAATACTGTCAGCATGTATTTCTTGCCAGCTTCACCAAGTTCTGCAACGTATACTTTTTCCTCTAACGCACAATACACTTTTCGCGCTCCGGGTACTACGTTGCCATTTGGCAGCTTTCCTGGCGCAGGTCTGAGCAAGTGATTATCAGCAAAGCACTGGAGGTTGAAATCCTGGCCCACGCGCAGGCGGAAGATCCCCGCGAGTGTTGCGGGTTGGTTGCTGTGGTCAAGGGCCGCAAGCGGTACTTTCCGTGCACCAACCTGGCCGATACACCCGACGAGCATTTTGTGCTTAGTGGCGAGGACTACGCAGCGGTTGAGGATCAAGGCGAGATCGTGGCCATTGTCCACAGCCACCCATCAACCAATCCAAATCCCAGCCAAGCGGACCGCGTGGCCTGCGCAAAATCCGGCTTGCCGTGGTTCATTATCAATCCCAAAACAGGCGGCTCCAGCCTGACGCTGCCCGAGGCATACGAGTTGCCGTACGTGGGCCGGGAGTTTGTGTTTGGCGTAGTCGATTGCTACACGATGTGCCGGGACTGGTACGGCAAGGAATTTGGCCTCCAACTCACCGACTACAACCGCCGCGACAAGTTCTGGGAACGTGGCGAAGACCTGTACCTAGACAATTTTCACCGTGAAGGGTTTCACAAGGTGCCGCTTGATGAGTTGCAATACGGCGATGCCTTGCTGATGCAACTTGGATCATCGCTGCCTAACCACGCAGCCATCTACATTGGCGACCAGCAGATCCTGCACCACGTTCAAGGCCGACTTAGCAGTAGAGACGTGCTGGGCGGCTACTATATCAAGAGCACTGCCATGGTCCTACGGCATGAAAGTCGTTAAGGTCTACGGCGCCCTACGCAAGTATCTGGGGCAATGCCGTTTCCAGTTTGAAGCCGATACACCAGCGCAGGCGATCAAGGCATTGTGCATCAACTTTCCAGGGTTGGACAAGTGGCTGCTGGATAGTGAGCAGGATGGTGTTGCATACCGCGTAACGATTGGCAAGGAAAAAATTGGTGAAGATAATGTATCACCAGCTTTTTTACCTTGGAGTGAACGTGAAATTTTTAGTATCACGCCAGTGATTGCTGGTTCCGGTGGTACAGCTGGCAGAATTATTGGAGGCATTGCTTTGGTTGCGCTTGCAATTGCAGCGCCATATATTGCTGGTGCCGCTGTGTGGGCAGGAACACTTAGCTATGCAGCAGGTAGCGCACTTATTACCGCAGCTGGATTTATTGGTGCAGCTGGTGCAAGTTTGGCGCTTAGTGGAGTAGCACAACTTATTTCACCTGCACAGACTTATTCAAGCGCAGAACGCGGCAAGGAAGCGGCACGATTTGAATCGTTTACATTTTCAGGGATTACCAACACTGTGCAGCAAGGGTTGCCAGTTCCAATTTGCTATGGCCGCGCATACATTGGATCAGCCGTGATCAGCAGCGGTCTTGACGTGGATCAACTGATATGAGCACTTATCGTTCAGTCCAAGGTTCTGGCGGCGGCGGCGGTGGCGGCAAGGGTGGCGGCGGCGGTGGGCAGTCGTACACACCAACGGAAGCTGATGACTCGCTGCAATCAGTTCAATACGGCAGTGTTCTAGACCTGCTTAGTGAAGGCGAAATTGAAGGTATTGAAGGCGGCGTAAAAGGTATTTATCTTGATAACACTCCGATTCAAAGCAGCACTGGCGCAGACAATTTTACGGGTTACACGGTTGTCACTCGTACTGGCACGCAAGCACAAACATATATTCCAAATACCAATGGAACCGAATCTGAAAAAGGTGTCAATGTAGAAGCAACATACATTGCGTCAGTAACTAGAACAGTTACTGATGTTGATGTTGATCGAGTACGTGTAACAGTCCAAATGCCAGCTTGTCAAGTTATCCAAGATAATGGTGACATTGTTGGCAACAGTGTAGATATTCAAATTCAAGTTCAATATAATGGTGGTGGCTTTACGACTGCCATATCTGACACCATTAGCGGCAAAACAACCAACAGCTATCAGCGTGATTACATGCTGACACTGAATGGCGCGTTCCCTGTTGATATTCGACTGGTACGTGTTTCACCAGACTCTAGCAGTGCTCGCAGGCAAAACCGCACTTACTTTTACAGCTACACCGAAATTATTGATGAAAAACTGCGTTACCCAAACAGCGCCCTGGCATTCTTGCGGTTTGATAGCCGCCAATTTAATAGCATTCCATCCCGTAAATATCTTGTGCGCGGCATCAAGATCCAGTTGCCAAGCAACGCCACAGTTGATACGACAACGTACCTTGGCCGCGTCACCTATTCCGGCGTGTGGGATGGAACGTTTGGCGCTGCTACATGGTGTGCAGACCCAGCGTGGTGCCTGTGGGATCTGTTGACCAATATGCGATATGGAGCAGCCATTCCGGCCAGCAGTCTTGACCGCTATGACTTCTACTCAATCAGCCAATACTGCAACGGTCTAGTCAGTGATGGCAGAGGTGGTCAAGAACCACGCTTCCTTTGTAATTTGCTGCTGAACAGCCGTGATGAGGTTTACAACGTCATCCAGGAATTCACAGCACTATTTCGGGGCATCGCCTACTACGGCGCTGGCACCTTGGTGGTCAACCAAGACAAGCCATCAGATCCGCAATACGTCATTACTGCCGCCAACGTAATTGATGGCATTTTTAACTATTCCGGCACATCACAGAAAGCACGCGCCAGTACCGCAACTATTGGCTATCAGACCTACGAAGGCTTAGGCGAAGTTGAGTTTGAGTATGTTGAAGATGCTGCTGCAATCGCCAAGTACGGCATCATCAACCGTGATGTGAAGCTGCTGGGTTGCTACAGCCAGGGGCAAGCGCACCGCGCTGGCAAGTGGACGCTTCTGAGTGAACAGAACCTTACCGAGACGGTGACCTTTGCCGTGTCGCTTGATAGCGGCATCGTGCTCCGACCTGGCATGGTGATCAGCGTTGCCGACCCACTTAAGGCTGCTTCACGCCGTGGCGGCCGCGTCAGTAGCGCAACAACAACAGCCGTCACGATTGACAACACGCAAGGTTTGAGCGTCACCGTTGCGAATGGCGCAACACTTACGGTGATGATGCCCACCGGTTTGGTTGAGACGCGCAACATTAGCAGCATTGTTGGCCGCGTAGTTACGGTCACATCAGCATTCAGCGAGGCACCTAATGCTCAATCGGTGTGGGTTATAGAAACCACTGACGTAGAACTGCAAACATTTCGTGTCATTACAGTTACAGAATCCGAACCTGGCGTTTTTGGTGTTACAGCACTTGCATACAACGAAACAATTTATAACGCTATTGAAAGCAACTTAAAGGTTCAGGCACGTGACATTACAAATCTCAGTACTCATCCAGATGCAGTTCGGGATATTAACGGTGTTGAATTTTTATATGAAAATGGGCAGAGTGTTCTTACAGGCTTTGACCTGAGCTGGATCAGTCCAGTACAAAATGTTGCTGGCTTCCGTGTTCAGCATCGCCTAGACAATAACAACTGGATTACAGCAGAAACAACTTCACCGTCGCTGCGGATTGGGAATTTACAGGCTGGCAGATTAGAGGTTCAAATTCAAGCTTTAAACAGCCTTGGTAATACCAGTGTCATATCACCAGCCGTTTTTAACTTGGTTGGTAAAACTGCCGTTCCAGGTGACGTTAAAAATCTTAGTTTTGAACCAATCAATGCAAATAGTGCGCGGTTGCGCTGGGATAAGACAGTTGATCTAGACGTAAAAACTGGTGGATCCATTAAAATTAGACATAGTTCTAAAACTGATGGTTCTGCTGACTGGTCAGATTCAATTGACCTAATTCCAGCCAAGTCTGGTGCCCAGACAGAAGCCATTGTGCCACTGCTGGAAGGTGAGATTCTGGTCAAGTTTCAGGATGATGGTGGCAGGCAGTCAACCAATGCCACAAGTATCATTGTTGACCTGCCAGATCCAGTTGGTTCATTACTTGTTCAAAACCGCCGCGAAGACCAAGACAGTCCACCATTTCAAGGCACAAAAACAAATGTATTTTATAGCGAGGAATTTGACGCTTTAACACTGGAAGGCACTAGCAGCCTTGATTCAATTGTTGATTTTGATCTGATTCCAGCATTTGATTATCTTGGCAGCACCTGGCCAGAAGGTAGTTATACTTTTGCAAATATACTAGATCTTGGTAGCGTATTTAGTCTTGACCTGAGTCGTTATTTTGTTACCCGTGGTTTCTTTCCGAGTGATTTGATTGATAGCAGAACTGCGGAAGTTGATTTGTGGTCTGACTGGGATGGTTCTGTCAATGATTCAGTAAATTCTGTTTTGTATGTGCGGCGTACAAATGACAATCCATCCGGCACGCCAACATGGAGCGAATACCAACCATTTGTGGCTGGTACGTTTTTAGGTCGCGGATTTCAATTCAAAGCCGTTTTACAATCAGGTGATGCAGCAGAAAACATTTTGATTGATGAATTAGGTTATGAAGCCACATTTCAACGTCGTACTGAGCAGAGTAATGGCAACGTTGCCAGTGGCGCTGGCACGGCAACCGTGACTTTTGACAAGGCGTTTTTTGTTGGCACCACTGCTTTGGGCAACCTTAATGCCTACCTGCCCAGCGTCGGCATTACAGCGCAGAACATGGCAACTGGCGACTATTTCACGCTTGGCACGGTGACTGGCACCAACTTCCAGGTCACCTTCCGCAATGCCGCCGGAACCGCCATCAACCGGAACTTTACCTGGAGTGCAGTGGGTTACGGCAAGTCGGTCTAAGATGGTGGTACAAATAAGTTTCTAACTGGCGTGGCAACTCACGACATGGTGATCTCGAACGGCACCGGAAGTGCTGTAAGAAGTGACCTTAATGGTGCGCTGGCGGCCCTTGTCAGCCAAAACAGCAGCGCATCGGCGCCCGCTACGACCTACGCCTACATGCTGTGGGCGGACACCACGGCTGGCATCATGAAGATGCGGAACGGCGCCAACAGTGCCTGGATTTCGCTATGGGAGCTTGATGGCACGTTCATTGCAACCGATATTTCGCTGAGTGCTGGCACGGCTGGAGCGCCAAGCCTGTACTTTACCGGCGACACCAACACCGGCATCTATAGCCCAGGCGCCGATCAGGTTGCAATCAGTACAGGCGGCACGGCACGCCTAACCACAACCACAACGGGTATCACCTCTGCATTAGCAGTAGATGTACCTCTCGGCGCAGTTGGAACCCCAAGCATCACGTTTACCGGCGACACCAACACCGGCATCTACAGCCCAGGTGCAGATCAGGTTGCCATTACTACGGGTGGCACGGGCAGGTTGTTCATAGATTCTTCAGGCCGATTGCTGGCTGGCACATCTACAGCGCGTAGTAATTTCTTTGGCACTACTCTTAGTTCTTTAACTCAAATAGAAGGAACAGGTGGTTCTGCTGCACGGGGTTCTTTAAGCGTACTTAATAATGATGTAAGCAATAATCCTCCTTACGTTCTTCTGGGCAGATCGGGTGCAGCAACACTTGGTTCAAATGCTGCGGTTGTCAGTGGAAGTCGCCTTGGGACTTTAACTTTTCACGGTGCAGATGGCACTAGTTTTATCGAAGCGGCAACTGTTGCTGGTGAAGTAGATGGGACGCCTGGCAGCAATGATATGCCGGGCAGACTTGTCTTTAGCACGACGGCTGATGGTGCAGCAAGTCCTACTGAAAGATTGCGTATAACCTCGACAGGGGCTGTAGGCATAGGAACTTCCGGGCCAGCGCAATTACTAGAAGTCCAAGACGGTAATATTCAAATTCGGAACTCTGCTGGCCTGGCCCTTGGTGGAGTTTCTGCAAATGGTTTGACTTTTAGAAATACAAACCAAGTCGGGCAAGATCGTGGAACTATTGCGGCAATCAAGTCTTACTTGTCAACAGGTGCCGATAACGATTTTGGCATACAATTTCAAACTCAAGCAACAAGTATAAGTGGTGTAACCACCAA